AAGTTAACCCGACTTCAGTTGTTAATCCAAATTGAACATTTACATAAACAAATTCGCTGTCAGCATCCGATACGACATCGCCAAAGTTATCAAAAAATACTGGAACAGCAGGAGATAATGCTGCGTAAGCTGTTTTGATCGGTGTTTCAAATTTTGCTCTAATTCCTTGATAATTCATTTTAAAAACCTCCTTTTACCTTTTTTAACAGCTTTACCAAGCTCAAGTTTTATTGTTTGATCTAGAGTTCCTCCTTTTGTAAAAGTCTTAAACCAATCTAAAGGAGCAGTTCGACTAGAAAGATACTGTGGATCGCCACCTCCAATATCGCCTCTTTTTGTATCACGACCTCCTCTTCCTGCTCCTCTTTCTTCAAATTTTGCCTTACCTGATGAAGTTCTAGGTTCTTGACCTATATCTTTTATACCACCTTTACCACTAACTTTTCCTCTTCTAAATCTTGTTAATTTTTCGTCTTGAGCATATTCTCTGCTGTCTGCTAAATTTCTTATCTGTATTTTTATTTTATCTCTAGAAACTCTTCCTTCTCTAATAGATCTCACATTCATTTTTGGAGCTTTTACAGGTTTTGGATTACCTGGTCTACGAGTACCTGTTGATTTTTCATTTCCTACTTGTATTTGCCACGAATTTGAATATCTACCTGTCCAAGATGGTCCTTTAAATTGTAATTCTCTTACTAAATCTTCTGCTGAAGGTAAAACTCCTTCATTTAATACTGTTGCTGTCCATCTACTAACTTCTTTTTTTAAATCTGGAATATCATTTTTAGGTTTTGCCATTTATTGTGGCCTCACTATAACTGTATGCAAAATAGGATCTTCTCCTCTTGATGTATTAATACTAATGATTCTTCCTACCTTATTCACTCCATCTTCAGCATATTGAATACTATCTTTAACTTTTGGATAATAACTTCCTAATTCATCATTACCAAAAATAATCTTCAAATCCGTTGTTTGGCTCGTGCCTTCATAAGTCGACCCAGAAACATTACTTATAATTGCTTTTAGCTCAACATTAGTATCTGATCCACTTACTTCTCCTGTAGTCGTATTATATGTCTGAGATGTCGCAGTCTTGATATAAGTAACATCAATACCAAATTTATCTAATAATTGTTTTGGTAAACCTTTAAAAGTATTGTCTATAAATGACATATTATCCTCGTACTACCCTCATCTGGAAAGACCCTGCTCCACCAATCATATACGCACCAAGATAACTTTGTAGCCAAGGGTAAACATCTAAAATGTTATTTGTTGGGCCACTTCCCTGACTAGCAGTATTAAATTTGACTTCCAAATCTCCTAGTTTTGCCTCAGAAATATTTCCATCTTTACCAGTAGTTCCAGTAATAGCATCAGTATCGTTTGCTAAAGCTCTAGCTAATTCATATTGTGCATATTTAATATTATTAGGAATTACAGTACAAGATAGTTCTACATCATCTACCTGATAATTATTTCTAGGAAACTTTAATGCTTGACCTTGATCACATCTATCTCCGAAATACATAAAGCTATCAATCCATCTAGTTGCAGCTATTAATGCTCGATTCTTTTTATCATCTTGTTTGTTATCCCATTGCGTAGAACTTGGGACAGTTTCAAAATATGCGTTTGCTTCAGCTAATGTGACATAGCTATTAGCATTAGCTCCAGATATTGTTGCGTCTATAGTAGCTGCCACGATTGATAAAGTAATTTAGTTTTATTGTAGCGTAAAGAAAAAACCCCACCAATAATTGATGAGGTTTATTGACCACCAAATTAATCTTACGATTAATAAGTTGATGTATCAAGAGGTGAGTTAACTGTGATCTGAACCAATGGAATCAAGTCAGCATCATATGTAAGTGCCCACTTGTTAGCTGTTGCTAAGTTTGCATTGGTTGGGTTGTCATCAGCAACATTCCACTTAGTACCCATAACGTGATAAGCACTGTGGTAGTCAACAGACATAACATCTTGCTTAGAAAGAATGTTTCTTTCAGCTTCGATTCTTAGTGCTTGCTGATTACCTTCAAGAATTGTTCCTGATGTTGTTAAGTAGCAGAAGAACTCAATCTGATGACCACTTGAACTGGATGGTGCAACTGTGTTAACAGCAGAGTCAACAACAACTGTACAACCAGCAAATTCGCCAACGGCTCTATCGCTGATTCCAACACCACCGCCACCCCATTGGATGCCAGTTCCAGTTGATAATGCAGAAGTAGAGAAAGTTAACATACCAACCTGATATAGGTAGTAAGCAACTGTTGGATGAACGATAAGAATATCGAGATCCTCTCCTCTTTCTCCAAGCAAGTTTCTTGCCTTTGCAATTGAAGAAGCTGTTAAGAAGTTTGCTTCAGTAGCACTAGCACCAGCTTTTGCTAGGTCTAGTTTATTTGCTGCTAATGCAGTTCCAAATAAACCAGCTAAATGTGAGAACAATCTAGCGTTGTTTAGTTTGTTGATTGCATCTGCAAGTTGGTTTCTGATGTGACCCATTGGATCTTCACCAGCAGCCAAGATAGCAACGTCATCTACAGCATAAGCAAATGCTCTGTGGCAGATTGTTGCAACCTGTGTGCCTGTACCAATCTTCTGTGGTGTTAGGTAACCAGCAGTAGAAGTACCCCAGTTTGCAGCACCAGTTAGAATTTCTTCTGTTGGAGCGATTGGGTTGAATTCTGGAACTTGAATTCTTGTTCCACCTTCTGTTGCATCAAGTAGTCCATTACGAGTAATAGCACCAGACTTGATAAAAGCACTACGCTCCTTGATAGCTTCGGAAACGTAAGTACTAAAATTATTTCTCTTAACGACATCCGCTAATAGGACACCGCCAGAGTAATTCTGAAACGGAGCAGCCATTCAGATTTACCTTTAAACTTTTTGCGATACCCTAATCACAGATAAGGGCATTAGTTTCACGGAAACTAACTATTTTTATTGAGCCTCCCTCTTCAGCACGGCTGCGAGGTCGGGGTTCTCATTCTCCATTATAAGCTGTTGCGTCAAATTGCCAGTCTTCCAAGGATTATCTGTTCCACCTGACACATTTGATACAGGACTAGGCTTTGCTCCCATACCAGCAGCAGTACTTGGTTTGAAATGATGTTCATAACCACTACCAGGATTTTTTAAAGTAGAAAGATAAACATTCAAATCTTGTTCAACTCCACCATTAAGAACGACTACTTTGCCTTCAGCATTTCGTTGTAGCTTATTTTGTAATAAAGAAAGCATCTGTTCTGCATTTATAGCACCTTGATTACTAATAGCTGCAAGTGCTGTAGTTTTTGTTGATGCCATCTCATTAGAAGTTCTCATATCTTCTAATTGTTGAGACAAAGTAGAAATCTGTTGTTCTTTGTCTTGAGCAGTTTTATTTGCCTCTTCCCAAAGAGTTTTCCATTGTCCTTGATCTTCTAACTCTTGTTTTCGTTGCTCTTCTTTTTTCTTATAAACTTCATCAAGTTTATTTTTTGCACCTTTAAATTTTTCTTCGCCTTCAGCAATTTGTTTCTTTAAAGCTGAAATCTGTTCTTCATACTGTGTTTTTACAGTAGTAAGATCAGGTGCATTTGGTTGTGTTGGTTGTGAAGGAGTTTCAGTCACCGACTGATCAGTAGGAGTCACAGACTCAGACTGAACTACTTTTTCTTCGATTGCCATGAATTAGTCAGAAAGTATGCTTGTGTTTTTCTTTTTAGAAACTTTTTTTGTTTCTGCTTTTGGTTTAGCTGTCTCTGTTGGAGTGGATTTAACAGCAGGGATTTCTGCCAGTTCCCACTTATATGTTCCATCAGATTGCTGAACATAATCTAGATGTTTGCCCATAGTTTATATGTACTTAACTATCATTGTAACAAACTATTCTGGTTTGACCTCATTTGCTGTTGGTAAAACTTCACCTTGAACAAGAATATCTCTAAATTCTTCTCTATCAATTACCTGTTGATCGAATAAAGAAGTCAAAGCTGTAATATCTTGTCCTATCAGCCTTTCTATATCAAAATCTCTACTAATTTTTACTTCTGGAGCGTCAATTCCTACATATTCAGCAGATAAGTTAAATGCTTTTTGTAATTTTTGCTCTAATTCCATAGAAACCATCGCAAGCATAGAATTTGTATCAACTCTATCTAACCTTCGAGCGTCAGCAGATTCAGCTACAAACTTTTGCTGACTTAAAGTACTAATACCAAGAGTAGCCATTTGCATTTGTAATTCTTTTATCTCAGCAGATTGAGCATCAAAAGCACTAGAAGCTGGTTCTACATAATAAACTTTATTTCCAGGCTGAGTTGCCATTGCATAATTAACAGATATAGCTAAATCTTTGGTTTGATCATCATATCCTTCCATTACAAGCATTGGTTGAGATGCA